AGATAGTGGTTTACCTTTATGAGCAATTGACAAAGCGGCTTTGTGTTCTTCTGTTAATTTTCTGTTTCGCGCAAGTTGAGAAACAGACATTTTTTCCCTTGTTTCATTTGAAGGATTTGCTACACCTTCACCGCCATCCGTCATGTTTACCAAGTTGTAGCCCATGTCTTTAAAACACCAAATCAAAAACTTTTCGTGTTCAAAGGCTTCTTTTTCTGTTTTCCATCCAGCAAGTCGTTCAACAGATAAACCATGTTTATTTACAGTATTTATCCAATGCTTGTTTCTACCTTGCCTTACAACTTCTCTGCCTTTTTTACCTTTTCCTATGTAAAAAATTGTTGAGTTGTCTTTTTTGAAATGAGCGTATGTATAAAACTTGATTTCATCTTGTGTCATGTCTTACTCCTTGAGTTGTTGCATCAACATTTTTTCTTGTGGCGTCCACTCAAAAGCGTCACCGTATTTCTTTCGCCAGTCTTCTGGTGGTGACAGATACCAAGCCCACCATTCTTTTGTTGGCTTGTCATCCATTGTTTTTCTCGCGGAGTTTGGATTCGACATTTCGTTTAGCTGTCTCACGGTCAATCATGAAGTCGCCATCCATGTTGCACTCCAGCATTTCCTCATCGGTCAGCTCAACCCATGTGCGTTGTTGTCGGTCATGTTTAACAGCGGCATCAATTTGCTTTTGAACTTCTGACCATGTGTACGTTGATTCGTGTCCTGTTGAAAGCATGTCTTACTCCTTAATGCCGTGGGCGGCTTCGATTGCTCTAGTAAAGCCATGAACGCTTTTACATGAATCATTAAACTCAATGCACAACTCTGGCTCAAACATTTCACCCATTTTTACAGTGAACTTGTCAGCCAATACATCAATCTGCTCATCCGTCAGCGGCTTTATGTCACTGCGTGACGGGCGTTGTTGTGGTGTGGTGTAGAGCGCAACCTCGTGCCTGTTGTCTGGCTCAGGCCAATAACGTAACCCTGATGCTGCACCCTTTTCGTCAATGTCCATCCACGCCACAGGCTCACACTGCTCTTGCTTTGGTTGCGCAAGAGACAAAGGCATTCGACCTTCTCCGCCATTCTTGTAAATGGTCGCGCAACTGACGGAATCAAAATGCTCTCGCACTTCATCAAGTTTTACCCAACCTTCTACTGCGTTCCAATATTCCAGCGGCTCACCCTGCTCTTGCTTGGCTGTTGGTGTTGTATAAAGTTCACCGTATTTTGCTGGCTTGCAAGTGCAGTCAATGGCTCTTAATGCGTAACAAGTGCATTGCTTCATGTATTTCCCCTTGCTTCTTCAATATCTGCTGCTGTTTGCACAATTGCTCGCCTAGTGGCTGCATATGGGTTTTCACCATGCTTAACGGGCTTTGTATCACTATATGGGACTATGGTTGCTATTCCTCGAATAAGAACATCAAGCCTTAGCTTCACAGCCAAGTTAAGTGCTTGTGCGCTGTTGTCCAACGGATTCCATGCAACGATAGAAAACCATCCGCCTTCATCATTCGGCATAACCCAGCTGTTTAATGCTTCATCCCATTCAATTTCAATGTCAGCGGATTTAGCGGCTAATCTCAATAATTCTTTATCAGTCATAGCGGAGCCTCTGGCAGTTGTGCGCGTTGCGCTTGTTGATACGCTTGTTCTTGTGCTTTTGTCCACGGGATTGGTGGATAGGGCGGGAAGGGCCAATTCATAGCGTCCTCCCAAGGATTTTTCCAACGATCATCAAAGCCTCTGCTCTTGCTTGGCTAGTGCTTGACGTAGGGTCATTGTGGTTGCCGCGCATTGAGCAAGTATCTTTTCCTCTTGCTGTTTGTGCGAAATCCATTCTGGATGGGCATAACAGGCGTACATCAATTCCAACGCCTCAAGCGCCAGCTTCATTGCTTCTTTCATGACTTCACCCCACAAACTTGTTCCATGTATGCCACATAGACTTGATCTGCTGTCGTGTAATGCTCAACTTCATTTGGAAAGTAATAGATAGTTGATGACTTACCAAAGTCTCCACTTTTCTTTTTCTTTGTAATGAGAACCTTGTTGACGTTTGTCTCTCTGTTGTAGCGGTGCAAGTAATGTTCCTTGTCACCAGATACGTGCATACCCATCTCCATTGGCAATGCACAAAATTCCTCAAATGTTAGTTCTTTCATTATTCTTCTCCAATCAAGTTTCTGATTTGATCTTCCATATCCACAATTCGCTCTGTTTGTCGGCGTATAAAATCATCATTAAATAGGTCTTGCTTTGTAAGTCGATCATTACGAGCGCGAAGCATCTTGTTTTCCAGCTCCAAAATTGCCACCAGCTCATCAACTTCAATGATTAGGTTTTTTAGCTCGTCACTCATAGCGGAGCCTGTGGCAGTTGTGCGCGTTGCGCTTGTTGGTGCGCTTGTTCTTGTGCTTTTGTCCACGGCATAGGTGGATAGTTAAAAGGCCACGTTGTCATATCTTGTCCTATCTTGTGTAACCCTGATTGGGTTGAGATAAATATACCACAGTCTATTGGTAGTCAACTTCTTTAATGTCAATTCCGTTGGTTGCAGACCACATCAAGAGCCATTCAATGAACTCGGCGCCATCATCTTTACTAAACTTTCGGCTCTGAATACCAAGTTGGATGACATCTCCGCCATCAAGAGATGCCACAACATCTCCGCGTGACTTCCCTGTATCTTTGGCCCATTGGTCTATCAGCAGTCGCTTCCATGCTTCCACATCCCACTTAGCTCCAGCGTGTTGAGCTTGTTTGGCAATCTGCCCGATGATTGCATGGAACTTTTTGTTCTGAGGGTTGCTTCTGCTTTCCTCAGTCACTTCCAGCACAACCTTCTTACCGTTGCGTAGGGTTTCTTTGATGATTTCCCAGACTGACAGCATCACAGCATGAGCCTGCTTATCTTCATAGAGCTTATATTTCATCTGGATACTCCAGCTCAATAAGCAATTCAATGTAATGCTTGGCCTTTTCTAAATCTTTTTTGCCGTTCTTTTCTTTATATCGGGTGACGTACTTGACCACATTGCCATCACAAAACCCCATGTTGTTCGCATGGATGTAAACGATAGGCTGAATGCCTTTGTCTTTGTAGTGACTACCGTCGATTTGGGTGTTAAGAGCTGTCATACGATTTCCACGATAAGTTTACGGGTATGTTTATCACCAAATTGGCGATGGATTTCAATGGGCCAAAAGCGTTTGTCGTTAATCATCAAAGCATCAGCCAAACCATCAAGGCCAGCCTTTGCAGCAGATAGACAATTGTCAGCATCACGATTGCGTTTGTCAGGCATGATAAAAGTGAGTTTTAAGGGGATGTCACCTTCAGTGGCTACCCACCCCTTGATTTGTGGTTTAGCAAGCCATGTAGACCCCTCACGGTAATCGCTACGCACTTGATAGAGCTTGGCCCAATGCGTACCCTTGGCACGGTTAGGGAAAAGTTCGGCAGGAGGAAAGTCGAGTTCGATTCTCACTTTGCCGCCTTTTTTCTCATGTTTTCCTTGACCAGAGCGCACATTGCACACATCCAGACCCTGTAGTTCCCCACATAGGTCATCTTGCTTCCCAGTTGTGAACGGGGTTTGTGGCACAAGCCACACATCCTTGACATACTCATTTAATGCTCGCTTTCTGTATTAGGGTCATCCTGCGTCTCAAATCCGAAGTAGCGAACTCTCCTCTGATTCGCTCCATTGCCGTTAGATGCTCTTGCCACCAAGCGAATGCTATGTTGGAGCCACTCGTCTTCTGTTTGGCCTTGTATCGTTTTACCCACTCCCTCGCTTCGCAATTCCTCATGTGTTCCAGCTCCGCTTGGCTTATCCCTCCTTTGTAGTTCTTTGGGCGCTCCAGTGCTGGCCCAAACAGTCTTGGGGCTTCTTTCGTTTTTTTCGTTGCCAATCATTCCTCCTCCGCATCTCTAGCTTTTAACATCGCATCAGCCAATCGGTATGAATGCTCGGCAAGCTGTCCAATTTCGTTTGAGTTCCAATACCAATCATTACCTAACTCTTTTTCCCAATCTTGTTTTAAAGTTTGCATTACAACTGGCAATGCTTTTGCAGCAAAGTAGTCACGAAGACTCATGCCAAGATACAAAGAATCTTGATTAGTTGGGAATGCTGCGCCACCTACATTGTCTTTACTCATACCTTCATCCCCTTTCCAATTTCTGCTGCTGCTCTTACGATTACTCGGCGCGTTGCCATATAAACATCTTGCAAATCTGTAATTTCCTCAAAGAAAACCCTGTTTTCAGTAGTCATAACATCAACACCATGTTTTGTTGTGAATAAATCCATTCTTAAATTTATCAGCAATCTCAAAGCTGTCCCGTCATCTTGAAGTGGATTCCAAATTCCCAATCCAACAATCCAAAGTGGGTATCCTTCTTTGATATTAGGAACCAATTTATATTTAGCAGATTTAGCAGCAAGTTCTAACAACTCTATGTCTGTCATATCTTCATCCCCTTTGTCAATTCAGCCATCTTTGCCCTAATTTCAGCAGACATAGGAACAGCCTTCTTTCGGTCAGCATCAATCTTCTTGAGCGCAGCGTCTTGGTTTGGCGGAGCAGGGGTTGTGACGCTTGAAACGTCAAACTTGTTTACCTGCGTTTTGTTTACCAGCCAATCGGCTTCAAAGCCTGTCCATCCCCTTGCACAACAAGTGCTTAATGCAGTCTCCAATGAAACACCCGCTTTGTCTGCTTGCAATGAGATTCTCAGGAGAGCAGTAATCGTGATTGGCGCTTTCTTTGACTTCCTGAGTGAAACGAAGTCTTGCCAAACAGATTCTGAAACACCGTCAGGTGTTGCAACGGTAGTTGCTTTCTTCTTGTGTTCTGTGTTCTGTGTCTTGTGTCTTGTGTCTTGTGTAGCATTGCCTTCGGATTGCGTTGGCAATGCGATCGCATCCTTTTCCTTATTCCATCGGGCTTTGGCGCTCTCGCTTGCCTTCAAAGACTTGTCTCCAGCCTTGAAAATCTCTGAATTTGCACGGTGATGAATCCATCCGTCATCAGTAGATTCAAAATACTCTTGCAATACGATGGCAATGCAATCGCAATGCGAACGCATACGAATCTGTCTTGCAGTCTCGTTTATGTCAAGTGGAATTGGTGTTTCATGGAGATAGTACCAATCAAGCAATCGTCGATAGGTCAAATCTTCCATCTCTGAAAGATGCTCTGTGTGACTTTTATAGTCACCAATGTTGAACTGGTAATAGTGCATACATCCCGCTTTTTAATAGCCCCTTTGAAGAAACGGCGGCAGGAGAAGGGGTAACTCTTTTCAGTTGGGGAGCAACTCCCAACCTAGCCGTGTCTCAAAACATTGTATCAGTTAAACCAAAGGTAAAACCCGTGAAGAATCCCTATAGGGAAAAAGATGGCTCCTGCAACCAAGAACCCCCACATCCCGTGACCAAAACAGGTAAAGATATGCGTTAACCAAGCAA